CGCATCGACGCCGGTGTGTCCGCGCTCGATGCGCGCGGCCTGAACAAGTCCGCCGGCGCGTAATTTGCGACCACCCCATGACCCCGCCCAGTGCGGGGTTTGTTGTTTTTGGACAGGAGAAAATAGGCTATGGCCACGAACTATGTAAGTACCGGTGAAACCACTACGTTGCCGGCTCCCACCGGTGGCTCTGCCGCCGGCGTACCGCAGGTGATCAATGATCTGGCGGTGATGCCGATGGGCACCGGCCCCAAGGGCACCATGATTGTGTACCGCACTTCTGGTAATTGGAGCGTGCCGGCGGATGCCGCGCTGAAAGCCGGCATGAATGCCAGCGTCAAGGCGGGCGCCCTGGTGCCGGCCGGCACTGCTGATTCGGCGCCCTACGGCAAACTGTTGGCCGATACGGTCGGCGGCTATGCCGAAGTGCTGATTGTTCAGTAATGCCGGGCGCTCGTTTTCGGGCCTTGGCTGATCGTACCGACGCGCTGTTGGTGGCGCGTCTGGGCGATCCGGCGATTCTGGCCGACGGTCGCACGGTTTACGGCGACTTCACCTCGCCTTTTGTCGGCGCCGAAATCGGCGGCGGCAAGGCCGGATCTGCGCGCTTGGGCTCGGCCATCAACGCCGATGCGGTGCTTGAGCCGAATCTGAATGCGCGGACGGTCGACGTGCAGGACGTCAAAAAGGGCGACTTTCTTACCATCGACTTGCCGGCCCATTTGGGCGGTGGCCGCTACAAGGTCAGCCGCGTGAAGCCTGACGGTACGGGCATGGTCGATCTGGTGTTGAGTGTGGGCAATGAGCGAACTGACGACATTACATGAGGCCATCACCCGCACGATCAGCGCGGCGATGCCGAGGTTCCTGCACGTCGAGCAATTCCCCGAGCTGGGTTCCGAGGTACAGACCCCGGCGCTGTTGTACGGGCTGACGGACATGACCCTTGGCACCGATCGCGGCGAAGGCAAAACGGCGCTGATCGGCCGTTTTCAGTCGTGCATTCTGGTCGATGCGACGCGCAAAAAGGCCTCGCTACAGGCGGCCATTCTGGCGTCTCAAATGGCCGCGATTCTGAATTACCAGATGTGGGATCTGGATTTTGTCACCGGCCCGCCGGAGAACATCCACGCCCAGCCCGAGGCGCCGACGCAAGACCTTGAACAGTTCGTCATGTGGTCGGTGCAGTGGACGCAAGCCTTCGAAGTCGGAGAGTTTGAATGGCCGTGGCCGGACGAGCCGCCGGGCTCGCTGGTGATCAATGTCGAGCCCGGTGATGATCCTGTTAAGCCGGAGGATCTGTGAGTTACGCCACTGCGGAACATGACCGCATGATCGCGGCCATGCTGATGCCGTGCGTGGTAGTGGGGGTGGATCTGGCGGCGGGGGCTGTGCGGGTGTCGAATGGCGAGTGGACCAGTGCCTGGGTGCGCTGGCACAGCCTCGCGGCCGGTAAGGCGCGGCACTGGCGATCGCCGAGCCTGAGCGAGCAGGGGGTGCTGTTCAACCCCAGCGGTCAGGCTGGCATGGGCACCTTCATTCCGGGGCTGTATGGCAATGCCGGCGCCCAGCCGGACAACCGCGACCACGTCGAGGTCTGGCGTTTTGATGATGGTGGTTCGCTGGTCTACGACTGGCAGGCCAAGAGTTACACCATCACCCTGCCGACCGGCACGGTGACGATCAAAGTAGGCAGTACGGAGGTCGTCGTTACGGATAACGCGGTGACGGTGAAGTCTGGAACGATAGACCTTGAGGGGGCTGTGAACATCAAAGGCCCGTTACGCGTAACAGGCAACATCGACGGCGCGGCCAACATCATGGCCGCCGGCAATAGCGACAACCACCACACGCATTAACCAATCATTCATCCGGCCCGCCAAGTGCGGGCTTTTTTGTGCTCGGAGAAAACCCATGGCCAAGACCGCTGCAACACCCGTCGACGATCAAGCGCCGGCGGCGGATCTGCTGCTGAAGTTCCGCGACAAGCTCTTTACCTCGCGCACCCTGTGCATCCCCGGAACGGAGCGCACGCTGTCGGTGGCCAAGGCCATTGTCGAGGTGTCGGCGTCCGATGAGCAGGCTGTCGGCTACCTGAAAACCCATCCCGAACTTGAAGCCCTGGAGTGACGTAGATGATCGGAATGGATCGCCACACCGGCCAACCCATTTCCGGCATCGCGCATGTGCTTCAGGCCATCCCCGACATTCTTGGCACGCCGCTGGGCAGTCGCCGGGAGCGCCCGGACTACGGCAGCAAGCTGCGCACCTACGTGGATTTGCCGGTAAACGCCGGCTGGAAAAGCTCGGTGCAGGCTGAGGCGGCGCGCGCGATCGGCATGTGGGAGCCGCGCGTGAAGCTGGAGAGTGTCCGCGTAGTGGCCGTGCTGGGCGGGAAAATTGATTTGGTTGTTGCCGGCAAGTACCTGGGCGACAGCTTTGTGGTCGAGGTGAGCGCATGAGTATCTTGGATCTGTCAGCGCTGCCGGCGCCGGACGTGCTGGAGCCGCTGGATTATGAGCTGACCTATGACGACTGCCTGAGCACCTTTCGCGGGCACATGGGCGACAACTGGACGGCCAACCTGGAGTCCGATCCGGTGGTCAAGCTGCTGGAGGTCGGGGCCTATATCAAGCTCGGCAACCGTGCCCGGGTCAACGACGCGGCCAAGGCGCAACTGTTGGCCTATGCGACCGGGAGTGACCTCGATCAGCTTGGGGCCAACGTCAATCTGCCGCGCCTGGTGATTCAGGTCGAGGATCTGACGGCTGTGCCGCCAGTGCCTGAGGTCATGGAAGAACACGACCCCTACCGCGAGCGCATCCAGTTGGCCTATGAGGGGCTGACCACGGCCGGGCCGCGTAACAGCTACATCCTGCACACGCGCAATGCCTCGGGATTGGTGGCCGATGCCACCGCTGAAAGCCCGTCCCCGTGCAACGTTACGGTAACGGTGCTGAGTACCGAGGGTAAGGGTGAGGCCAGCACCGAGCTGCTGGCCATCGTCGCGGAGGCATTGGACGACGAAGACACCCGCCCGGTCGGTGATCGGGTCAAGGTGCAAAGTGCGGAAATCCTCGACTACCGCATCGACGCGATTTTGCATATGAGCAGCGCCGGCCCTGAAGGTGACGCCAGTCTGGTGGAAGCCACCCGGCGCCTCGCGGCATGGATCAATCCGCGTAAACGGCTGGGGGTCGAGGTGGCGCGGTCGGCCGTGGACGCCCAGTTGCACGTTGCCGGCGTTTCGCGGGTCGAGCTGCCCGGATGGGTTGATCTGGCCCCGACCAAGGCGCAGGCGGCCTGGTGCTTTGATTACAGCGTGACGATGGCGGGGGGGACATGAGAAGCCTGCTGCCGAGCAATAGCACGCCACTGGAGCGGGCGATTGAGGCGGCTTTCTATGAGCGCACCATTGTCCCGCTGCGCACGCTGTACAACCCCGACACCTGTCCGGTTCACCTGCTGCCGCATCTGGCGTGGGCGTGGTCGGTCGACCGTTGGGATTACCGGTGGTCTGAGGTGACCAAGCGCGCCGCCATCAAGGCATCGTTCTACATCCACAAGCACAAGGGCACGATCGGCGCGCTGCGCCGGGTGGTCGAACCCCTGGGCTACCTGATCGAAATCGTCGAATGGTTCAAGACCGTGCCCGAAGGCGTGCCGGGCACCTTTGCGCTGAAGGTCGGCGTTTTGGACACCGGGATCACCGAGGAAATGTATCAGGAGCTGGAGCGCCTGATTGACGACGCCAAGCCGGTCACCCGGCACCTGACTGGGTTGGCGATCAGCCTCGAAACCCAAGGCAATCTGAACATCATTGTCGCCCTGTACGAAGGCGATGAAATCGACGTTTACCCGCCGGTGATGCGTGACATCGAGGTCACGGGGCGCTTCGGCGTGGTCGGGCGCGAACACTCCATAGACACCCTGGACGTTTACCATGATTGATGCGAATTCGCAGTTTTTCGCCATCCTCACGAACGTGGGCATGGCTAAGCAGGCGAACGCCGATGCACTCGGCATTCCCTGGAAGATTACCGAAATGGGTTTGGGCGACGCCAACAACACCGACCCGATCCCCAACGCCGCACAAACCACGCTGATCAACGAATGGCGGCGCCGGCCGCTGAATCAGCTCAAGATCGATCCGATCAACCCGGCGGTGCTGATCGCTGAGCAGATTATCCCGGCAGATGAGGGCGGGCGCTGGATTCGCGAAATCGGTCTGTACGACGCGGACGGCGATCTGGTGGCGGTGGCCAACTGTGCGCCGAGTTTCAAGCCGATCCTGTCGCAAGGCTCGGGCCGCACGCAAATCGTGCGGATGAACTTCATCGTCACCAGCACCGGCAACATCACCCTAAAGATCGATCCATCGATTGTGTTGGCCTCGCGGGCCTACGTCGACGCGGCCATTCTGGAAGTGCTGCCGAAGAACAAGACCCCCGGCGAATGGACTCGGGTCAAGACCAATGATCGGGGGATTGTGGTGTCGGGTGACAACCCGAGCACACTGTCCGGGATGGGCATCACGGACAGTTACACCAAGGCTCAGATCGAAGCAATGATTGCCCAGGCCTCGGCGTTACCGGTCGGGGCCACGGTGGCGTTTCCACTGGACAAGGTCGCTCCCGGGTTTCTGGAGCTGGATGGCAGCGTCAAAAGCATTGCAGCCTATCCGGACCTGGCGACGTTCCTCGGCACGGCCTTCAACAAGGGCGATGAGGGTGCCGGTAACTTCCGCCTGCCAGAATCACGCGGCGAATTTCTGCGGGGCTGGGACCATGGCCGGGGGGTAGACGCAGGGCGCGCCGTAGGTAGCTGGCAGAAGGGCACGATGGTCAGCGCCGACATCACCGGATCGACGGACGGTCTTAATGTCATCGGCCTCGGCTCTTTAGCCGCACAACCTCTAGCGAGCTACGGAATCGATTCCATTGCTCTTGCGGATTACCCGATACAAGTTGCGTCTCTCCCAAGTGCTGTTTCGACATCAACCCAGGCAAATGTGACCGGTTCGACTCGTCCGCGTAACCTGGCAGTGATGTGGTGCATCAAGGCCTGGAACGCGCCGATCAATCAGGGAAACATTGATATTGCCGCGCTGGTCGCGCTGGCGGCGCAAGCCACGGAAAACAATCAAGGCACGGCCAAGGTTGCGACACAAGCGCAGGTTAATGCCGGCTCGGATGATGCAACAATCGTTACCCCGAAGAAAATGCGGTTTGGATTTTCTGTCAGTTGGGGGGCGTCTGGAAGTGTGGTGTTTCCGACATGGTTGGGCGGCTTGGTCATTCAGTGGATAGCCACTAACACCGGGCAAATAGCCGCAGGGTCTGCCGAAACGATTACCGCCCCTTGGCCGATGGCGTTCCCGAATGCGTGCTGGCATGCCATTGGTAGTACGGGCCTGTCCTCTAGCGGCAATGGCTTCGCTACTTGCCGTGTTGATACTGCAACGGCTGCCAGCATCACGACGAGCACCTTTGCCCATATTACCGGGTGGGTGAACCGCAGAATCTTCGCCATCGGGTATTGAGGTTTACATGAAACGTTATTACAGCCAAGCGACCGGATGCACCTATTTGTTAGGCCTCCACACTTCAATGCCTGCGGATGTCGTTGAAATCTCCGAAGCGTTGTTTCTGTCTGCAATTTGCAATCCGGCGCCCGGAAAGACTCTGGCGCACGACGAGCAGGGCTTACCCTATCTGGTCGACGCGCCGGAACCGTTGCCCGACCTCGCGGCACAGGAGCGGGCATGGCGCGACAGCGAGTTGTCGGCGCTGATGTGGTTGCGCGAACGCCATCGTGATCAGCTCGAAATTTCAGAGGCGCCCACGCTGACAGTGGAGCAATTCAACGAGCTGCTGGTTTACATGCAGGCCCTGCGCGACTGGCCGCAATCGCCCGATTTTCCCTCGGTAGAGATGCGGCCGGTTGCGCCGGACTGGATCGCCGGCCAAACCCAATGAACGCCCCGCACTGACGGGGCGTTTTCTTTTCCGTTACGCGTAACACGAACACCCTCACAGCCTCGCTTATGCGGGGCTTTTTCGTTTCTGGAGATTGACCCTTATGAGTGGTTTTTTTCACGGAGTCACGACCACGCTGATCGAAACCGGTGCGCGCACTATCTCGCTGCCGTCGTCCTCGATCATCGGTCTGTGCGACACCTTCATCCCCGGCATTCTCGGCGGCGGCACGGCCAAGGCCGGCGAGCTGAAGCTGATCACCTCCGAGCGTGAAGCCATCGCGGCATTCGGCGCAGGCTCGGCCATCGCCAAGGCAGCGGCCGCCATCTACGTGCGGGCCAAGGCGGTGATCGTCGCTGTCGGCGTGCCCAAGCTCGAAGACGCTGCGCTGCAAACGTCCGCCATCATTGGTGGCGTGCTTGCCGATGGTCAGCGGACCGGCCTTCAGGCGCTGCTGGACGGCAAGAGCAAGCACAACGCCCAGCCTAAGCTGCTGATCGCCCCGGGGCATTCGGCGACCCAGGCCGTGGCCACCGCCATGGATGCCTTGGCCGCCAAGCTGCGCGCGATCGCGATCATCGACGGGCCGAACACCACCGATGAGGCCGCCATGGCCTATGCCTTGAACTTCGGCAGCAAGCGGCTGTTTCTGGTCGATCCGGGTGTGCAGTTCTGGGACACGATCGAGAGCGCGACGATCGACGCGCCGGGTTCGGCGTGGACGGCGGGTCTGTTTGCCTGGACGGATGCGACTTACGGCTATTGGGCGTCGCCCTCGAACAAGGAGTTTGTCGGCATCACCGGCACGAGTCGCCCGGTCGAGTACCTGGACGGCGACGCCACCTGCCGGGCCAACCTGCTGAACAACGCCAATATCACCACGATCATTCGCGACGGCGGTTTCCGTCTGTGGGGCAACCGCACGCTGTCGAGCGATCCGAAGTGGGCGTTCGTCACCCGCGTGCGCACCTGCGACATCCTCATGGATGCGATTCAGGCGGGCCACAAGTGGGCAGTCGACCGCTCGATCACCAAGACCTACGTCAAGGACGTGACCGAGGGTCTACAGGCGTTCATGCGCGACCAGAAGAACGCCGGCGCGATCATCAACTTCGAAGTCTACCCAGACACCGAACTGAACACGGCCAGCCAGATCGAGCAGGGCAAGGTGTATTGGCGTATCCGCTTCACCGACGTGCCGCCGGCTGAAAACCCGAATTTCCTGATCGAGGTCACCAACGAGTGGCTGACCGAAGTGCTTGAAGCCTAAGGGGGCTAACCGATGATTCCTCAAGTTCTTAAGAACATGAACCTGTTTGTGGACGGCGTCAGTTTCTCCGGCGACGTGCCGACCCTGTCGCTGCCCAAGCTGACCCAAAAAGTCGAGGACTATCAGGGCGGCGGCATGTTCGCCCCGATCGAATTCGCCGTGGGCATGGAAAAGCTGGAGTCAGCATTTACCACCAACGGCGTGCGCCGCGAGTCGCTGAAGTTCTTCGGTCTGGCTGACCAGACGGCGACCAGTCTGGTGTTCCGTGGCGCGTTTGCGGATCTGAAAGGCCGCGTGGTGCCGGTGATTGTCACCCTGCGCGGTGGCGTGAAAGAGGTGGACATGGGCGACTGGAAGCCGTCCACCGTGGGTGAAATCAAGCATGGCGTGAAGATCACCTACTACAAGCTCGAAATCGATGGGCGCCTGATGTACGAGATCGATCCGCTCAACATGATCATGGTTGTCGATGGCGTTGACCAATTGGCTGCTGAACGTTCGGCCCTCGGCCTGTAAGGACTTAGAAAATGACTCAAGCAAGTGCAAACAAAGTGGTGCCGTCGTGGCTGAAAGTGAGCGATGACAGCGTGATCGTCACCATGAAAGGCGCCGTCAATATCGGCGGGCTTCTGGTGGACAAGCTGACCATGCGCGCGCCGACGGTGCGCGATCAGCGCGCCGCCACGGCGACCGCAAACAACGATTACGAACAGATCGAAATCAACATGCTGTGCAGCCTGTTGACGGCGACCGAGCCGGAGATTGCCGCCCTCAGTGTGCGCAACTACAACCGCTTGCAGGCAGGCTATTTTCGCCTGGTCGAAGAGGACGAACTTTAACGCCGAGACCCAAAGGATCGCGGCCAAGCGCTTGGCGAGAGAGACCGGTTTCTCTGCCGCCGAGATTGAGGCCATGACCTTTGACCGGATGCTGTGGTGGCTCACGGATTGAGCCGCTTTCGACTCGACGACGAATAGGGCACGCACATGAGCAATAAACTCGCGCTCGGCTTGGTCATTGGCGGCGCCGTCAGCTCCACGGTGGGGGCGGCGTTCAAGGACGTCACCAGTCGCATCAAAAAGCTGGAGGACACCGGGAAAAAAGCCCGGGTGCTGGAAAAGACCATTGGCGACACCATGCGTCTGCGTGACGAATGGATTAAGGCGCATAGGGCAGGCGAGAAGGGCGCCGATGCGCTGCGCAAGAAGCTGGAAAACAACCTCGCGGCCCTGAAGAAACAGGGCGTCGAGGTTCGCAATCTGGGCAAGGCTTACACCCAGATGGGCAAAACGGCGCGGGCCGCCGAGATGAAGGCCAAGGGACACGCCCAGCTCGATGCCGGCAAGCAGCAGATGAAGAGCAGCATCGGGCAAGCCACGGCGGCCTCGGCCGCGATGATCATTCCGGCGAAGATCAGCGCGGACTATGGCGCGATCATTCGTGACATTGCGATCAAGGCCAACATTGCCAATACGCCCGAAGAGGCGACGCTGTCCAAGACCGTGATCGACACGTCACGCGACACCGGCATGGCGCGCAATCAGGTGGCCGAGGTGGTCAATGCCCTGGTGGGCGCCGGCATGGAGCTGGACAAAGCCCTGGCGTATGCCCCGACGGCGGCCAAGTTTGCCGTGGGCCAAGGCTCGGATGGCGGCGAAACCGCACGCATGATCAACGCCCTGGGGCAGAACGCCAAGATCACCGACCCCGAGATGATGCAAAAGGCACTGGAGGCGATCGCCTACCAAGGGCAGGCGGGCAGCTTTGAGGCGGCCGACATGGCGCGCTGGTTCCCTGAATTGCTCGCGGGCATGGGCAAGCTGGGCATCACCGGGATGGACTCGGTGACGCAACTGGGCTCGATGCTTCAGGTGCAGATGAAGACCGCCGGCGGTTCGGATGAAGCGGCCAACAACCTCAAGAACTGGATGGAGAAAATCGGTTCCGGTGACACCGTCGAGGCGTACAAGAAGGCTGGCATCGACTATCAGGGGTCGATGAACACCGGCCTGCAGAATGGCAGGTCCACCTTGGAATCCAGCTTTGCGCTGGCCCAAAAGTACATCGAGGCGACCGACCCGAAGAAGGCCGCCGAAATGGCGAAAGCCACGGCCGCGATCAGCAAGGAGTCTGATCCCGAGAAAGCCAAGGCCATGATCGCCTCCCTGGAGTCGGCGCTGCGTACCGGCGACCTGTTCGCCGACATGCAGGTCAAGGGCGCCTTGACCGCGTACATGCAGAACAAGGATCTGTACGACAAGCTGAAAAAGGAGTCGGCCAGCGCGACCGGGATTCTTGACAAGAACCTGGCTGAGCGTCGGGAGTCCTCGGCGCAGAAACAGGCCGAAATGGTGCAGGGCTTCGATGACGCCATGCGCGGTATTGGCGATGCCATGCGCCCGGTGACGGATGCGGTGGTTAACGGCATTACGTCCGTGGCTGGTGGGCTGGCCAAGCTGGCGGACGAATCGCCCCGGCTGGTGACGGGCATCGGTCTGGCCACTGCCGGCTTGATCGGTCTGTCGGCGGCGGTGAGCAGCTTCAAGATGGCCAAGGGGCTGATGAACATCGGCCGCGGCTCGCTGATGGGCAATCCGAACATTCCGCAAAAGGTGATTGTGACCAACCTGCCGGCCGGTGGTGGTGTCGGTGATGGGCTGGACGTCGGCGACGTAGAGGCCGGCGACGACAAGAAGGGCAGGAAAGGCAAGGGTGGCGGCAAGGGCGGTCGGGCTGGGGGCATGGGTCGCGGTGTCGGCAACGTCGTGAAGGGGGCGGCGGTGCTCGCTGTCGCTGACGCCGGGTTCAAGGCTTATGACACCTACCAGAACGCCGAGACTCAGGACGAGAAGGCCGAGGGTTACGGCGCGGCTGCTGGTGGTTTGGCCGGGTCGCTCTCCGGTGCGGCGGCGGGTGCAGCCCTCGGTACGCTGATCCTGCCGGTGATCGGTACGGCGATCGGCGGGCTGATCGGGGGTGTGATCGGCAACATGGGCGGCGACTCCCTGGGCGGCTATGTGGGCAAATCATTGTTCGGCGCGGACGGTGCGACGAAAAAGATGCCCGACGCCGGGCCGCTGATGATGACCAACGCCGGCAAGGACATTGCGCCGGTGATGGGCGACATCGCCAAATCGTTCACCAAGCCGCCGGGGTCGGCACCGCTGATGATGGCGCCGCCGGGTCAGACGCCGGTGCCGGCCGCGTCGGCGCAGATCGGTGATGCCGGGCGTTCCATGATGCTGCCGGAGGCCAGTGCCGACGCCAAGGCCGGGCCGTTGGCCAGGTCTGCCCCGGCCGCTGCGCCGCCGGCCAACATCGAAGCCAGGGTGGACATTCAGGCGCCGTTTTCGTTGACCGTGCAGGGCGACGTGCAGGACGCCAACGCGCTCTACAACAAGCTCAAGCCGATGCTCGATCAGCACTACCGCGACCTCGCCAAGCAGCAGGAAAACCGCAAGCTGTTCGATGCGCCGCACGTTTAATCAGGGGGACTCATGGAAGCATTGGGGCAGTTGCAGTCGGGGATGAAGTACTTGGCCACGGCCGGCGAGACGGGCCGGCGCAGCCTTGATGGGATGATGGCGCCGGTGAATGGCGCGATCGGAGAAATCACCGGCGCCGCGTCCGAGCTGGAGGGCCTGCCCTTCGTCGGGCCGGCGATCGGGGCCAAGCTTCAGCGCGTCATGCGTGGGGTCAATGCGGCCCAGGCGCAGGTCGGCCGGGTGGTGGCCATGTACGGCACGGCCACCCGTGCGGCCGCACAGATTGACGAGCGCCTGGGGGTGCTGAAGGAGCAGGCTGGCAAGGCTGCCACGGCCATCAACAAGATTGCCGGCAAAGCCAGCCCGGCGTTGGCCAACATCGTGCCCACCGGGGCCTTTGCCACGGATCAGACGCCGGCACCGGAAGCGGTGAAGCCGTTCCCGCACCTGCTGATCATCCAGCCGCAAGACCCCAAGGCGCCGCAGTACACCTTCAACCTGGACACGGCCGCCTTTGACGAACTGCGCCGGTCGACCGAATTCCGCTGGGCCTCGCAGGAACGCCTGTCGCGGCGTCCGGCGCAGCAGGCGGTGGGCATCGGCGACGAGAAGATCACCCTCAAGGGGGCGATCTTCCCGGGCTTCAAAGGCGGGCTAAAGCAGCTCGACACCCTGCGCGCCCTCGGCGCCCAGCTTCAGCCGCTGACCCTGACCACGGGGTATGGCGACGTGCTGGGAACGTGGTGCCTGAAGAGTGTGGACGAGGAACAGAGTTCGCTGATGGCCGGCGGTATTCCGCGCAAGCAGGCCTTTACCTTGGAGTTTGTGCGCTATGGCGACGACATGCAGAACGTCTGACGGGGATCTGCTGGACACCATCTGTCACAACTATTACGGGCACCTGAATGGCTGCGTCGAGGCGGTGCTGGATGCCAATCAGGGGCTGGCCGACGAGGAGCAGCCCTACCGTGCCGGCGTGGTGATCGTCCTGCCGGATCTGGCGCACCCAGTGGCCGAGGCCATCACCTTGTGGGACTGATCCCGTCCGGAGGCGCCGCCGGCGACCTCTCGCGTTACGCGTAACGCTCCGCTTACTTGGCCCGCCCCGTGCGGGCTTTCTTTTGGAAAAAATCCATGACCCCCCGATTCCGCATTGTTGCCGACGGCAACGACATCACGGCGCTGTTGAATGACCGGCTGATTCAGTTGAGTGTCACCGACAAGACCGGCATGGAGTCCGACGAATTCGAACTGCGCATTGACGATCGCGACGGGCTGGTGACGTTGCCGCGCAAGGGCGTGGGGATCGAGGTCTATCTGGGCTACCTTGAGACGTCGCTGGCGCGGCTGGGCCGCTACGTGGTCGATGAAGTTACGGTGTCCGGGCCGCCGGATACCATCGTGATCAAGGGCAAGGCCAGCGACATGCGCGGCAGCGGCAAGACTACCCGTAGCGGGAGCTGGGAAAACGTGCCGCTGTCGAAGATCGTGGCCGACGTCGCCGCGCGCAATGGCTGGGCGCCAGTGTGCCCGGTCAATACGAAGGTGGCGCGGGCCGATCAGCTCAATGAATCCGATTTCAATTTCATCACGCGCCTGGCCAAGCAGTACGACTGCACGGCGAAGGTCGCCGACGGCAAGTTGCTGGTGATGCCGCGTCAGGGCGGGCAGAGCGCGAGCGGCAAGGCCTTCGCGCCGATCGTTATCACGCGCCGCGATGTCAGCCGTTGGCAGTTCCACTTTGGCGATCGCGACGCGCACAAGGCGGTCGGGGCCAAGCATCAGGACAAGAAGACCGGCAAGCTCGCCGTGGTGTCGCTGGAGAACGACGACGCTCCGGCCGGCCTGCCGGCGGTGCATACCGATCGGCACATTCACCCGGACAAGACAGCGGCCGAAGCAGCGGCCAAGGCACGCTTGGCGGCGTTCAACCGTTCCACCGCCGGCGTGCGCCTGGAAATGCCCGGCCGTACAGACCTGTTTGCCGAGCGCCCAATCATTGCCCAGGGTTTCAAGGTCGGACTCGATGGCGACTATCTGGCCGAATCGGTGGAGCAGACCTACACCCAAGCCGGCTGGTCGACCACCGTTGAATGCAACGGCGGCAAGAACGGCAAGGCCAACGCCAAGGGCAAGAAAAAGAAGAAGGAGAAGCAACCGGTCAAAGTCGTCAGCCTCAAATAGCGCTCAGGCGCATCCCATCCGCCGCCTTGTGCGGCTTTTTTATGCATGGAGTTTTTATGTCTCTCACACAACAACAGTTATTGCAGATCCTCCCGAAGGCTGGCCAAAGCCGGCGTTTTTGCACCCGTCCTAAATACGGCCGTGCAGCGCTACCAGATCGTCGGTAGCAAGCGCATCGCCGCATTCATTGCCCAGATCGGCCATGAGTCTGGTCAACTGCGAAATGTTCGCGAAATCTGGGGGCCAACCTCAGCCCAGTCTGGTTACGAAGGCCGGAAAGACTTGGGCAACACCAAACCCGGTGACGGCTCAAAGTACCGGGGGCGTGGCCTGATTCAGGTCACCGGTCGGGCCAATTACGCGGCATGCGGTGAGGCGCTGGGCTTGGACTTGATTGCGCAGCCCGAACTGCTGGAAATGCCACAGCACGCTGCGATGTCTGCGGCGTGGTTCTGGAAACAGAACGGATTGAACGACTTAGCCGACCGGGACCAATTCAACAGCATCACCCGACGCATCAACGGCGGATTGAACGGTTTGCAGGACCGGCTGGAAATCTGGTCGCGGGCGCGGGGGGTGCTGTTGTGATTGCGGTCCCGTGGAAGGCGGTCGGCGCATTGATGCTGGTTCTGATCGGAGCCGGCAGTACTTGGCTGTTACAAGACTGGCGCTACGGGAAGCAACTGGCCGAGCAGGCGCGGTTGCAAGCCGAAACCCTCAATCAACTGACCCTGATAGCCGCCACCGCGCAACTGGCCGAGCAGGACAAGCGTCTGGCCCTAGAGCAGCGTCTGTCGGTCAGCGAACAAACCCACTACAGGAAATTGAGCGATGCACAAAAAGACCAGGACCGCCTGCGCGATCGCCTTGCCACTTCTGATTTGCGGCTGTCAATCCTCCTTTGCGAGGATTCAGCCGGTAGCTGCGCAATGCCAGCCTCTACCGGCACCGGCACCGGCACCGGCACCGGCAGCGTGGTTCATGGAGGTGCGCGCGCCCGACTTGACCCTGCGCATGCTCAACGAATTGTCGCCATCACCGACAACGGTGATCGAGGATTGATTGCGCTGGCTGCGTGCCAGGCATATGTGAAAGAAATTAATGCAGTGCGATAGGAGGGAAGCGCTGCTGACTGAATGTCAGCAGCGGGGAGGTCAGATGGTAGAAGTGACTTTGGATAGCTGCGGCTCAAGCGACAACCCCAAGTCGATTAAGTTGATCCAATATTTCATCTGCGTGGAACTTGAATCGTATGTAGGAATTGGCGGGTTCGTTCCTTCGATATCGTGGATGTAACCGCTATCTACACGGAAACCGGAAACCTCCCGCGTTTCGCCATTCGAGAGGCGCTCATAAAATTTCACAGTTCCTCGTATTTGTTCTCCCACGACAACGGCGAAAAGCTGAGCTGAAAACTCACGGCCGTACGCTGAAATGTCAATTCGCCGCTCGTTTATGTGACGCTTGGTTTCTATGTTTTTGATTTCTAGCTTTTCTAAATTGTCGAGATGCTCGCCAAATTCGTTGAAATCTTTCTGGATTCTCGCCCAGCGACTATCAAAACTGCTGTAGTTCTGAAGGGCCCGTGTTACATCAATGTACTTCTGCATTTATGAATTCCTTTCCTTGTTGAAAGGCCGACTTTGCCTTCTTATGGTGATGCCTGCAAAGGGGAAATAAGTGCCGAACTCTGGTTGCGCACATTACCCACGGCCCGGTCGACCTTGAACCATTCGAACGCCTCGGTTGGCTCACCCTGGAGCAGCACCATCTGCTCAGCACGCTCGTTAGGTGTTGCCGGATCCAGCCATTCCCGGGCCAGCTCGGGGTTGAGCGTCACCGGTTGGCGATCGTGAATATTCACCATGCCGCCCTTGCTGTCGGCAGTAATGATCACGAAGCCGTCATATTCACTCGGCCCAAACTCGGCACTTGGGTATTGGCCGATCGCGGCGCACAGGATTGGCGCCCGGTCTTTCCGGCGGATCAGGTAAGGCTGCTTCTTCGGTCCACCTTCATCGACCCATTCGAACCAGTTGTTGATCGCGATGATTGCCCGGTGTGGCCAGATCGCTTTGAAGAACGCTCCGTGGGCGACTTTTTCAACTCGGGCATTGATTGGTGCGGCTCGGTCCTTGGCCCAGTGCGGTCGCCATCCCCAGCGAACCATGTCGGCTCGCAGAAACTGACCTTCCTGGTGAAAGAGGGCGAGCTGAGTAGACGGCGCGGCATTGTAGAGCTCGAAAGGCTGGTCGCTTGAATAGTTGATCAGGGCGTTGGGCATGCTCAGCGCTGCGACGAAGTCGTGAATGCCGCTGTATTGGGAAAGACGTCCGCACATGATCAGGTCCTCCGGCCGTGCTTTCAGCGTAGACCAGCTCCCAACGGCATAAGGACGAAACGTTACCGAGCGTCAGCGTCCAATTGAGCAATCGCTAATTCCCTTGGATACTGTTTTTTTATCCAGTGCAGAGCAAGAAATGCATTTCCTGATTGTGCCCATGAGAGAGCGCGGCGTAGCAAGATCAAAAAGGGATATCGCCAGTGCGGAGCCAGTTAAGGGCGATATTATTTTCTCCAGCGCGCCGAGGGTGGATGGTGTTCTGTATGCGCAGTCTTGGTATTGCAGGGAGGCTTATTTATGTATCGGTCGGCAGGACGCTGGAGGAGGGGGAAACGCGGAAAGTTTTGTAACGGTTACCAAATAGTTTTGTAACGCCTTCAAAAAACGAGGACTCCGCCCAATCCCCAGATACGACAAAGCCCTGAATAATCAGGGCTTTGTCGGTACAAATATGGCGGAGGCGATGGGATTCGAACTCATGGACCTGTTACAGTCGACGGTTTTCAAGACCGTTGCCTTAAACCACTCGGCCACACCTCCGTTTGCGTTGCGGGCGCCATAATACCTGAATGAAACACACTGTCAAACTCTCTGCATGGCTTGTTACAGAGCGTCTGTTATGATCTTTGCGACTGAACGTTTCAAACCAACAGGAGTGTCGCCATGCGCGAACAGGATTACGCAGTTAATAACAGCGTGCAGGTTGAGCAGCTAGAGGTTAGCCGCGTCCTGCGCAACACATACGGCTTGCTCGCTCTCACCCTCGCATTCAGCGGCGTGATGGCGTTCGTTGCTCAGCAGATGCGTGTCGGCTACCCGAATATTTTCGTGGTGCTGATCGGCTTTTACGGGCTTTTCTTCCTCACCAACAAACTCCGTGACTCGGCCTGGGGCCTGGTGTCGGCATTTGCCCTGACCGGTTTCATGGGTTTTCTGCTTGGCCCGATCCTCAACCGCTACCTGGGCATGCAGGGCGGCGCTGAAGTTGTCAGTTCGGCATTCGCGATGACTGCGCTGGTGTTCGGTGGTCTGTCGGCTTACGTGCTGATCACCCGCAAGGACATGAGTTTCCTTGGTGGTTTCATCACCGCAGGCTTCTTTGTACTGCTGGGTGCGACGCTGGCGAGCTTCTTCTTCCAGATCAGCGGTCTGCAACTGGCGATCAGCGCAGGTTTCGTGCTGTTCTCCTCGGTCTGCATTCTGTTCCAGACCAGCGCCATCATTCACGGCGGCGAGCGTAACTACATCATGGCGACCATCAGCCTGTATGTATCGATCTACAACCTGTTCGTCAGCTTGTTGCAGCTGTTCGGCATCATGAGCCGCGATGATTAATCGCAGGCTCTAAGTAAAAAACCCGCTCAGGCGGGTTTTTTATCGCCCGGAATTCGGGCTCATTCCGTGATGATAATGCTGCCATCGGCCTGCTGGCGGTAGATGGTATAGGGCAGGAGCAACGTATCGAGGGCGCCGGAAATGACTGCGTCGATGAGGACAATGGCCGGAGCACTGTCATGCACCTGTGCATCCCGTCCTTTTTGCAGGGGAGCATAGAGCATGCAGAAATCGTAAGTCACGCCGCTGTAGATACGGGGAACGGCACCGCAGTAACTTTTGTACTCCTTGAGACTCTTCGAAGCCACTTCATCCCCGCGCACAACTGTTTGAACCGTGCCGCAGCCGGCGAGCAACAACGTCGCGAGTAAAACCACCTGAATTTTCATACCGCCAATCCTTAGCCGGAAAGCGGTCAATTTACGCGTTTCCAATCAAAACCGCACTCACGCCATCGGTGGCAAGCGGCGTTTGACCGGGGTCTTCTTGACGATGGCGGTGTTGGTCTCCGCGTGGGTGTTGAGGCGATCGAGCAGGGTGTCCAGTTGCTCCATCGAGCGCACATGCAAGCGGGCGATGAAGCAGTCATCGCCGGTGACTTTGTCGCACTCGGTGAATTCCGGGATGGCCTGAATCTGCCGTTCGACTTCCTGCAACTGGCCCGGCAACGGGCGGATCCGCACGATGGCCTGGAGTTGATAACCAAAGCACTTGGGGTCGATTTCGACGGTGTAACCTTTAAGCACACCACGCTCTTCGAGTCGCCGCAAACGCTCGGCAACGCTGGGCGAGGACAGGCCGCTGATCTGCGCCAGCGCCTTGAGCGAGCGGCGTGAGTCGTCCATTAATGCGGTGATGAGCACTTGGTCGATGTCGTCGGTCATGGCAAGTCCCCTGTTAGGCCGTTGACTGAATACGCCTTGATAAAAAAGGCAGAATCCGAGTTTAGCCTGCTTTTTGCGCTGGAGATGCCCTTGGACGGATTGGCATAATTTGGACTCAATCACAGGAGTCTGATGATGGACAAAAACATACGTCGCGGTTCATTCGAAATGACCGCCGCCATGCTGATTTCCGGGACCATCGGTTGGTTCGTGCTGGTGTCCGGGCAGCCCGTGCTGGAC